CTATACAATATTTTATAATATCCCCGATGGTACATTTTTTCCTGTTATAGTTAATCATGTTTGGGAGGACGATGGTGGCGGAGTAATTACAACCTGCTCTGACATAGTAGCACTTTACTAATGGGGTGGGGAATGGGATTAAGTATAGGTTGGCCTAATGCAAGTGCTAGTTCGCTCCCGTTACGTACAGGTTGGTTTAGAATAATTTCTGATTGTGCGGGGTTTCAATATCCAAGTGATACATGGACAACTTTACAAACAGATGTTAATTGGCAAACGGGCCAATTTGTATATATTGTTAGTCCTAATGTGCAAATTTTATTAGGAAATTTTACAGATATAGACCCCGGAGAAACGCAATTAGCGGTGCAAGGACCAGCATCTAATAGTTGTATATTATAATTAAATAATAACAAAATATAAAATATTATGACAACAGAAGAAATTGCAGGGAAGTTAGCGTACTTTCACGAACAAATCCACATGATACACTGGGAGACAAGAAGTTTTGCTGAACATAAAGCGACCGGAGCATTCTATGAATTCTTACAAGATTTTAAAGACGATGTAGTTGAAAAACTAATGGGTTACACTGGAAAAAGAATTCAATCGTTGAAAATAGAAGCGATTGATTCAAAAGCAGATTGTATGGCAATTGCAGATCAAGTAATGAAATTCTCAAAAGATTTAGAATCTTACGGAGATACTGCAAAATTTGGGGACATCTCTAATCTTGCGCAATCATTATCTGGTGAAACAGCAAAATTAAAATACCTATTGACATTATCATAGGTAGATAGCAGGTGGGAGGTAAGGTATCTCACGGGTCTCATAAGCCCGCTTAAATTGGTTCGACTCCAATACGTTGCTACTAATTATTAACAATTAAATTAAATTAAAATGGAAGTAGTAAAACAGATTACAAAAGAACAATTAGAAAAAGTAGTTTCACAACAAAAAGATCTAACGGCAATATTAACTAACCTGGGAATTTTAGAAACTCAAAAGCACGGTTTATTGCACAAGATTGCAGATTTAAACAAAGAAGTAGAAGATTTTAAATTTGAACTGGAACAAGAATATGGCCCAGTTAATATTAGTTTAGAGGATGGTTCGTATACGGAAGTTGAAAAAGAAACTGAAGCATAGTGATTTCTATCATTAGAAAAATAAGTATTGGGGCTGACTACAAAAATGATGCCATGCATTATTCAGTAGGGCAAAATGTTTATGGCGGACATGAAATATCCCATATTTTATTAGAAGAAGAGGATAACTCCTATAATATTTATATAAAGAAAGAAAACGAAGTAATGCCATGGAAGAAGTTTAATTCTAACATGGCAATTTCGGTTGAATTTGATTTAGAATATTAAAGTGACAAGTGTTTTTGATTTCATAGTTAAACCTGCGGGATCTAGGTATGAAAATAGTGTTGAAATTGAGGGCAAAGAATTAATTTTAAATACTAAGATAGAAAGTTTTAAATCTGTTAATAATACTGCAATCGTTGTAGCAATACCACTCGCGTATAAAACAGATATAAAAATTGGTGATACCATAATCATACATCATAATGTCTTTAGACGTTTTTACGATATGAAGGGTAAACAAAAAAATAGTAGAGCATACTTCAAAGAAGATCTATACTTTTGTAGTTTAGATCAAATCTACTTATACAAAACAGATACAGAATGGAAATCATTTGGAGATCGTTGTTTTGTCAAACCATTAAAGAATATTGACCATTTAAAGCTTGATAAAGAACGAATGCTTATTGGTATATTAAAATATGGTAACGACTCTTTAAAAGAGTTAGAAATCAATCCTGGCGACTTAGTGGGCTATACTCCTTTTGGAGAATATGAATTTATTGTAGATAGCCAGAGATTATATTGTATGAAATCTAATGATATTGTAATTAAATATGGATATAAAGGAGACGAAGAGGAGTATTGTGGCCGCGGGGCATAAGGCAGTTCTTGAGTTAATTAAAGTAGCAGAAGAAGCTATATTAAATAATGGAGAAGATGATTTAAGCGCCGACAAACTCAAGAATGCCGCTGCTACTAAAAAACTAGCAATATTCGATGCTTTCGAAATTCTAAACAGAATTGAAGAGGAAGAACGAATGTTAGAAGAAGGCGAAAAAGATCCTAATACTAAGGTATTTAAAGGTTTTGCAGAAGGGAGATCTAGATAATGTACGAACAGACACTATATACGATATTACCGGATCATATCAAACCTAATATCATAAAGAAAACAAATCGTTATAATAATTGGAAATATGGGTATAATAAAGACCATGATATGGTTGTTATTAGTAAGACTGGAAAGATTGGTGAAATATATGAAATCCAAGGTTTAAAAATTGCATTACCATTAATAGAAAATTCGTATAAAAGATCAGATAAAAAAGAAGAACAGTATTGGAGACAATTAGAAGTTCCTAAGGAGTTAGAAAAAATAAAGAATGTATTTGATTGGAATAAATATCCTGATACATTTAAAGAGAAGTATTACGATTATATAGACACAGAGTTTAAATATAGAGATGAAGGTTTTTCCTTCTATAGTAATGGCTCTCCAACCTATATGACTGGTACACATTATATGTACCTACAATGGAGTAAGATTGATGTTGGTGCACCGGATTTTAGAGAGTCTAATAGATTGTTCTTTATATTTTGGGAAGCCTGTAAGGCAGATACAAGATGTTATGGAATGTGCTATCTAAAGAACAGGCGTTCTGGGTTTTCATTTATGTCTTCTGCTGAGTTAGTTAACATAGCTACAATGTCAAGCGATTCAAGATTTGGTATATTATCAAAGACTGGATCCGATGCTAAAACAATGTTCACTGATAAGGTTGTTCCTATATCACTAAACTATCCTTTCTTTTTTAAACCTATCCAAGATGGTATGGATAGACCAAAAACAGAACTTGCATATAGAGTGCCTGCTTCAAAGTTTACAAGAAGAAAATTAGATAATAGCGAGTCTGCAGATGAATTAGCCGGATTAGACACTACAATCGACTGGAAAAATACTGGAGACAATAGTTATGATGGTGAAAAATTAAAAATATTAGTTCAAGATGAGGCCGCTAAATGGTTAAAACCAGATAATATCCTTAATAACTGGAGAGTTACCAAAACTTGTTTAAGATTAGGTAGTAAGATAGTAGGTAAGTGTATGATGGGTTCTACTTCTAATGCTTTAGATAAAGGTGGATCTAATTATAAAAAATTATATTATGACTCAGACGTTGAAAAAAGGAACCGCAACGGACAGACTAGCTCAGGATTATATAGTTTGTTCATACCTATGGAATGGTCGTTCGAGGGATTCATTGATACTTATGGCTTACCTGTGTTCGATACTCCAGAAAAACCAATCAAAGGAGTTGATGGGAATGAAATAGATTGTGGGGTAATTGAGCATTGGCAAAACGAAGTAGATGGTTTAAAATCTGATTCAGATGGGCTAAACGAATACTATAGACAGTTCCCAAGAACAGAACAACATGCGTTTAGAGACGAAACAAAACAATCATTGTTTAATCTTACTAAGATATATGAACAGATTGATTATAATGATGACTTAAGAAATACGGGGGTTTTAACGCGCGGTAGTTTTCAATGGGCAAATGGAATACTTGATTCTAGAGTTGATTTTTATCCTAATAAAGACGGTAGGTTTTTAATTTCGTGGGTTCCCGCTAAACATCTCCAAAACCGCGTAATAATAAAGGATGGATACAAATATCCAGGTAATGAACACTGTGGAGCATTTGGGTGTGATAGTTATGATATATCTGGAACAGTAGACAATAGAGGATCCAATGGTGCATTGCATGGACTAACTAAGTTTTCTATGGAAGACGTACCTACTAATCATTTTTTCCTTGAATATATTGCTAGGCCACAAACCGCAGAGATATTCTTTGAAGAAATATTAATGGCTTGTGTTTTTTATGGTATGCCAATTTTAGCTGAGAATAACAAAGCAAGATTATTATATCATTTCAAAAGAAGAGGGTATAGGGGATTCTCAATGAATAGACCTGATAAAGTTTGGAATAAATTA